CCAAAAGGGCAAACATTTTTTAATTTCCTGTCAATTCTTACGACATAAGCATGACCTTCAGGGTATGTTTCAGCCGCGAACCCTGCCAGAATAAACTCTTTTGTAAAGTGATCTGAATCATCTTTATGACAATAAATCCGTGCGCTATATGAATGCCCATCACCTAACCACGATCCTAACACATACGGATCAATGAGCAAGTCTGCTTCTTCTGTTTTAAGATAGTCTGCCACCAAAATAGCATATTTATTACGCAAACCTTTTTTAAAATCTTTTGCCATATCTTTGGTTTTGACAATAGTATTGCCCATGTTTTTACCATTACAATATGTGTCAACTTGCCATTGATGATCTGCGTCTGCGATTATTTCTGAATTATCTGAAAATGTTATTTTATAGCAAGGATGTCCTGTCATGACATCGGTCACGGCTATGACATTGCAAATATTACCCTTATCATCAAAGACATTATCGCCTAGTTGAATATCACGCATTGATACCCATCCATTAGGCGTTGGTAATGGTGTTTCAATCCATAATGCTTTCCCAAATTGCGCACTTCCCATCACCACAACCCGCTCAATAGCCGGATCGCTGAAGGCGTTCATCATGTCCCGTTGATATTCAGCCCTCGATGTGTACCACCTTCCCGGCTCCGCGCTTGCCTCTGGGCTTAGCATCCGGTTTCTGTCTGCCCACTCGCTTACGCTTAAGATCGGGCGCGCCCGTGTTAAACTTAGCAGCTCCCTTATTGCAGGCAGTACGAGCGATTTGTTCAAGGTCAGGATTGGACATTTCGTTTTTGATTTCAAAGATCATCCTTTCGGTAACGGCCTTAATCTCCGGGATTGACAGCCCATAGGCCAGCGGTGGAAGTTTTGACGGAATAATGTCGATCTTTTTAACGATGTTTTCGAGGACACCGCCCCACATCTTTTGAGCAAATGCCGTGTCAAGCAGTTCGCCACGGGCCTTTTCCAATTCCAATTCCTTTTTGTCGGCGTTTATCCTGGTCAGCCGGGTGCGCTCATCAGTCAGCGACAAGCTCCCGTTGCCCTCTGCAAGCTTCTGATAGTAGCAGGCCAGCGCGGTCATGGCCGCCATCGGGTCAGTCACCTTCCCGCCTTTGGCTAGTTTCGGGACTTTCCCTTCTTCGGCAAGAGTCCGATACCGTCTGGACTTCATCTTCAGCCCCTTGCCCTCCCAGTATGTGACAAATTTTTCTAACTCTATTTCGCCGGCCATTTATTTGATCCTTTCAATGTTATTTTGGAGCGTGACTTGGGCGCGGTCCGCAAGGTATGAGTCAAGGGTTTTTGCCATTTTTAACCTCACTTTCTCAATTATTTTCACACCCAACACATTAAAATCATTACTATATTAAAATATTTGAAAATCTTTTAAAATAATACTTGACATAATAATAATAATAATATAATCTGCAATCAACCTAATGAGAGGAGATAAAAAATGAAAACAATCGCCCCCAGAAAAACAGAAATAACGGTTAAGCGCCCAGACGGTAAGATTGAGACCTTGAT